AAAAAGTTTGCAGCTTATGATAAGAATGGTAAATTAATTATACTGGGTTATAATAGACGAATAATACAGGAGTATGCAGATGCCCAAAGCAAAATACGATTTGAACGACAACGGAAAGATTGATCCAGACGAACGCGATATTATGCTTGAGGATCGTCGCCGTATGATGGAGGACGCAGACGCAAAGCGTGATGCTCAGTTACGCATGACATGGTTTGCTCTAAGCGGTATGGTTTTGTACCCTTTTGCTATTGTGCTTGCTTCTTGGATGGGACTGGAACAAGCGTCTAACCTGCTTGCCGATATAGCTGCGGTATACGTGGTTGCTGTGTCGGGTGTAACGGCAGCATACTTTGGCTTTACAAACATGGGGGCTAACAAATGATAGGACAGTTATTAGGACCTGTAGCAGGTTTAGCTAGTAGTTGGCTTGATGCAAAGACTACAAAGCAAGCCGCAGAAGCAAAGCTTAAACTTACCGAGGCGGAAGCAAAAGCAAAGATTTTGTTGTCAGAAAAAACAAGCGTTGCTGATTGGGAACGCATTATGGCAGAGAACAGCGGTTCGAGCTGGAAAGACGAATTTTTTGTAATTGTGTTGTCAATCCCGCTTGTGCTTGCATTTATACCGGGCGCAGAGGGTATTGTAGATAGGGGCTTTGAGCAGCTCCATAAGGCGCCAGACTGGTATTTTTACAGTTTAGGAATTGCAATTTCGGCCTCTTTCGGTGTGAAAGGGTACAAACAATTCGTTAGGAGAAAATAATGAGTTTTAAATTAAGCAGAAGAAGCCTTGATAGGCTTGAGGGAATTGATGACGGGCTCCAAGCCGTTGTCAAAATGGCAATAACGCTGACCAAAACAGATTTTGGAGTGGTGCAGGGTATGAGAACCATCGAACAGCAGAAGGAGTTGGTAGCTTCTGGAGCAAGTCAAACTATGAAATCCAAGCACCTTGACGGCAAAGCTTTTGATATTATGGCCTTTGTGAACGGACGGGCAAGTTGGGAACTTAATTTGTACGATGATTTGGCAGACGCAATTAAGGAAGCGGCAATTAATCTAAATGTCCCTGTTTGTTGGGGCGCTGCATGGGGTACACCAGAAATGCCATATCCTATGGATATTCGTAAGTGGGAAGGCACAATGGAAGAAGCCATGAATGCTTACGTTGATTTGCGCAGGTCTCAAGGTCGGCGCCCATTCATAGACGGGCCTCATTTTGAATTAATTGATTAAAAAATGGGTGGCGTCTAAGTATAAGACATGTTACATAATAATCGAATGTTATAAGATAGCGAGGTAGCATGGACGACTTAGACGTCGTACAATTTGTTCAACGGTCTGTGAAAGAGCGTAAAACAATGGTGCTAGATGTTTTAGAAAACAATGGCATTCAATCAATGGAGCATTACCAGCGATGCATGGGCGAGCTGGACGCTTTGAACTTTATATCTCAGGAACTCGCGAGCCTGCTAGAAAAACAGGAGCATAACAATGACTGAAGCAGTCAAATCGGTCGATTTAGAAGCCGCAAAAGCTGGAGTATCCAGCATGTACGTTGAACCACAAGAGAGGGTTCTTGACCCCTCTAAAGTGGATAAATCTCTCTTAGAAAGGATGCCTGAACCTACGGGTTGGAGAATGTTAATTCTCCCCTATCGTGGCAAGGGCAAGACGCAGGGTGGCGTGTTTTTGCCAGATAGTGTTGTTGATGACGGTCAGATAACGACGGTCGTTGGATACGTTATGAAGCAGGGCGAACTTTGCTATAAGGATCAGGAAAAATTTCCTAATGGCGCTTGGTGTAAGCAAGGCGACTGGGTAATTTTTGCTCGATATTCAGGATCTCGATTTAAAATAGAAGGCGGAGAAGTCCGTATTCTAAACGATGACGAAATATTAGCCGTCATTAGTGATCCCGATGATATTTTAAGCCTCTAGGAGAAAAAAATGGAAGCAGTTGAGGAACAAAAAACAAATTTTGAACCATCGAAAGATGAAATAGAAATTGATACGAGTGAAGCTCAGGAAACAGAAGTTGAGCTCGGTAAAGAAGCAGACGATAAAGAACCTGCTGTAGAAGTTGAAGATTCAAATGAGCAAGAGCAACAGGTAAGCAGCGCTCAAAAAAGAATAAATCAACTTACAAAGAAAATGCGAGATGCAGAGAAGCGCGAAAAAGAAGCTATTCGATATGCGCAGCAAGTTCAGACTCAAGCAAAAGCTTGGCAAGACAAGGCTCAATTTTTGGACAAAGGCTATATGGAACAGTATGGTAAGAGTCTGGAAATTGAAACAGCGCAAGCAAAAGCAAACTTAAAGCACGCTATTGATATTGGTGATAGTGATGCGATTGTTGCCGCACAAGAACAGTTGTCTAATCTTGGCGCTAGAAACGTGCAATACTCTCAAGCACAACAGCGTCACGAGAATGTTCAGGAACAAGCTCAAGAAAACGCTTCTCAAGCACAGCCAACACAACAAGCACAGCCAACAGAAATTAAACGTCCAGATCCAAAAGCAGAGGATTGGGCTTCAAAAAATGTGTGGTTTGGCAAAGACGAAGTTATGACTTTTGCTGCTTTTGGGATACATAAAAAACTTATTGAAGAAGAAGGGTTTGACCCTGAGAGCGATGAGTATTATAGTGAACTTGATCGGAGACTAATTTCAGAGTTTCCGAAGAAGCTCGGTTCTAGCAAACGTGCCGCTCAGACGGTCGCTGGAGTTAGCCGCCAAACATCTGGGCGCAGTAAAAGGGTCAAACTCACCCCGACCCAAGTTGCAATAGCTAAAAAGCTGGGTGTGCCGCTAGAAGAATATGCGAAATATGTGAAGGAGTAAGAGAAATGTCTAATTCAAAAGATCGTTATGACGGCATAGATCGTGCCCCTCGCGAAAATAAAACACGGGAGAAAACGGCGCAACGGCGTCCGTGGGCTCCCCCGTCCATGCTAGATGCTCCGCCTGCACCCGAAGGGTTTAAGCATCGCTGGATTCGTGCTGAAGTGCGTGGTCACGATGATCGCAAAAACATCTCAGCTCGATTACGAGAAGGATGGGAACTTGTCCGTAGTGATGAATACCCTGATTTTGAGGCTCCAGTGGTTGATACAGGTAAATATGAAGGAGTGTTTGGGGTTGGTGGACTTGTTCTGGCAAGGATGCCTATTGAAACGGTTTTAGAACGAGAACATTATTTCTCGCAGCGAAATGCAGACCAAATGGAAGCCGTAGATTCAGACATGCTTCGTGAGAACGCACATTCAACTATGAGGATCGGCAACGCTGATCGTCAATCTCGTGTAACCTTCGGTGGCCCGCGTAAATAACGTGGTGTCCCCATTTAAAACGGAGAAAATCCTATGGCAAACCAAGAAACTGCCTTTGGTCTTCGTCCCGTTGGGTTGGTCGGTAGTGCAACTAATAGCACCGGCCTTACCACCTATGAGATAGATGCTACTAATGCAAACGCTATCTTCCAGTATGGACTTGTAACTCCAACAGCAGGCGGAGTTATAGATCGAGCTGGCGCAACAAGTGGCGGTACAACCGCTGCGGTAGGTGTCCTAATGGGTGTGAAGTACCATGATAGCACGCAGAAAAAACCAGTTTTCTTAAACTATTGGCCGGGTGCGGGTTCAGTGTCTGTCAACACAAACTTTCCTGTTGAGGCGGTTGTCGCAGACAATCCAAATCAACTGTTTGTTGTTGCAGCAGATGCTACACTTACAGACCGCGCTACTGCTTTAACTGGTGTTTTTGCAAACGCGTCACTGGGCACGTCCGCACGTACAGGTTCAACTGATACAGGGCGTTCCAATTCTGAACTTAGTGTGTCTTCAATCGCAACTACAGCAACTTTACCTTTACGTATCGTTGGTTTGGTTGACGATGATGCAAACAATGATTACGCGTCGGCTGGCGCGCACTTACTCGTTCGTATCAATGCACACTACAATGCAGCAACCCGTCGTTTTGATTCGCAGACTACTGCGGATTCAACCGGCACATAAGGAAGGGGAATAGATTATGGCTATCTCTCGCGCACAACTAGCGAAAGAGTTGGAACCCGGCCTTAACGCGCTGTTTGGTTTGGAGTACGACCGTTACGAAAACGAGCATGCAGACATCTTTGACGAAGAGTCCTCAGACAGGGCATTCGAAGAGGAAGTAATGCTCGGTGGCTTCGGAACGGCTCCAGTTAAAGGTGAAGGCGGAGCAATTTCGTTTGATGATGCACAGGAAACATTTACTGCGCGTTATACACACGAAACTATTGCTTTGGCATTCTCAATTACTGAAGAAGCAATTGAAGATAACCTTTATGACCGTTTAGCTGCGCGTTATACCAGAGCTCTAGCTCGTTCAATGTCTCAGACAAAACAAATTAAAGCGGCGGCTATTTTGAATAATGCGTTTAGCACAAGTGCTCCAGTTGGAGACGGTGCTGCACTTTGTTCAACAGCTCACCCAAGTTTGTCTGGCAACCAACGCAACAAGCTTTCAACTGCTGCGGACTTGAATGAAACATCTCTTGAGCAAATGCTTATTGATATTTCAGGTCTAACAGACGAAAGAGGCTTGAAAATTGCAGTTCGTGGAATGAAATTAATTATTCCAAAAGAACTTCAGTTTATTGCTGAACGTGTCTTAAACTCAAATCTGCGTCCGGGAACGGCTGACAATGACGTCAACGCAATGCGCTCAATGGGCATGTTGCCAGACGGAGCGGTTGTCAACCATTTCTTAACAGACACAGATGCATTCTTTGTGAAAACGGATGCGCCAAACGGTTTCAAACTGTTTCAGCGTACTCCAATTAAAACAGCTATGGAAGGTGACTTTGACACTGGAAATATGCGTTTTAAAGCACGTGAAAGATACAGCTTTGGCGTATCTGACTGGCGTGCAGTTTTCGGTACAGAAGGCGCATAAAGTATGTTATACTAGAGGTATCTTTTTGCAAAAGATTACCTCCCTAATAACTAAGGGGTCTTTTCGAAGACCCCTTTCTTTTTTTGTTTCCTGTGTTATAGTGAAGTTATTCCTGACAGTGACATAAGGTTACTGACAATAGCCCAGACAGGAGATCCATATGGCTAATACGACATTTAACGGTCCCGTCCGTTCAGAAAACGGTTTTAAATCTATTATTAAAAACTCCACTACTGGAGGTCTTACTAATGAGATGACTCTTTCCACCTATACTGCAACCATTACCGTTGCAGCGAGTGGTACAGATCACAAAGAAGCTTCTATAGGAATACCCTCAAACTTTATTCCAATGGGTGTTGCCGTGACTGTAACAAGCGCAGCGGCTAATGCTGTTAACCTTGTTGATATTGGCACAGACGCAGACACAGACGGCTTTGTTGATGGTATATCTGTTGCGATAAACTCTACGGGTTTCAAAGGATTTTTTCCATGCAATGGTGCGTTGGGAATGTCAGGTGGTGCAACAACCGCAGCAACCGAAACTCCTGATGAAGTTGAAGTAGTGATTTCTGGCACTGCGGGTGCTGGTGGTGTATTATCTTTGAAGTTCTTTGGTATTTCATCTGATTCACCAACCGCTTAATAGGAGGTAACACATGGCAGATGCAGCTACAGTAGTTATGAAAACTACAGTTCTACCGGACGAGATAGCTAAAACTATTGAGGCCACTACCACTGTTTCGCCAAAAGATGCGAACGATAAGTGGTATTACAAACTAACGAGTGTTACATCATCAAGCACAGATTTGATTGCGGGTTACTTTACTGATTATACCGCAGTAAATGCTAACGTTGCACCAACAGCAATAACAGCAGCTAATGATAAGGTTGAGTTTCTGTACATAAAAAATACGGATTCAGCTAACCATATTTATGTTTGCTTTGATGGCGGCACCGCAGCAGCAACTCTTGCGGACGCTGTAAAGATTAGTCCAAATGAGTCTTTTTTCGCACGGTTACCAAATACAACCGTAGAAAACATTCATGCAATTGGTCATGATGGTTCAAGCAACGCCGCAGCAACATGTATAGTGGCAGCTTTAATTGACGACGTATAGAAAAGGAAACCTAAATGTCTGATTCTGATGTCAAATCAAAAAGAATTACAGCAACGGGCTCGCTTGCAGTCGGGCCTGCTCGTATTCGGCAGATACAGTTGAAGACTGCTTCAGGTACGCCCCGTCTTACCGTCACTGACGGTAGCGGCGGGACAACCGTTCTTGATTTAGACTTTAATGCTTCTGATACTCATTCGGTAAACATTCCATCTAACGGCATTCGTGTAAGCGATATTCACGTGTCTACTCTGACAAATATTACAGCGGCCACGTTCTTCTTTAACTAAGGTTAGTACAATGGCAGAACGTAAACGTGATAATATGCCAAAACGTAACAAGAAGAATTTTCGCCCCACCAGTAAAGGGGCGGGAATGACAAAGGCGGGTGTAGCCGCGTATCGGAGAAAGAACCCCGGCTCAAAGCTACAGACTGCTGTTACTGGCAAGGTCAAGCGCGGAAGCAAGGCAGCTAAGAGGCGCAAGTCTTTTTGCGCTAGATCTGCTGGTCAAATGAAAAAATTTCCAAAAGCCGCAAAAAACCCTAATTCAAGACTACGGCAAGCTCGAAAAAGGTGGAAATGTTGATGAAAGTTGCGGAAGTTTTAAGTTTAATGGAAAAACACGAAAAAGAGTCAAATAGGCGATTCGAACGTATTGAAAAACAACTGGATAAATTAGACATGCGGTTATGGGGCATTGCAGGTTTAATTGTTGCAGCAGCTATTGCAGAAAGGTTTTTATAATGCCGGGAACATCTAAAATGAAAACTCCACGTGGCTTATCTTATTTTCGAAAAGGCGGAGAAGCTTCTAAAAAAAGTAAAGGCAGTAAAATATGTCCCGCTGGTAAAGCTTGGGCAAAGCGAACTTTTGACACGTACCCTTCTGCCTATGCAAATTTAGCAGCGTCAAAGTATTGTAAAGATCCAAATTACGCGAAGGGTGCAAAAGGTAAAAAGAAAGCGAAAGCATAATGGGCGAGCTGCAAAAATGGTTGGATCAAGACTGGGTTCGTATTGGCACCGATGGTAAAGTAAAGGGCGAATGCGGAACTTCAAAGGATAAGAAAAACCCTGATCGGTGTTTGCCTCGCTCCAAGGCAAGATCGTTATCAAAGTCCCAACTAGCTTCAACAGCAAAGAAAAAGAAAAAAGCTGGCGCCAAAGGTAAGACGGTTGTTGCAAACACCAAATCCGCTGAGGTTAAGATGGCTGCGCGTGGTGGGGAAATTATTTCACCTCAGAAAAGAAAACGTCCTTACAACGGTAAAAAAGTCAAAGGGGCGGTTGTAGCGCGAGGTTGTGGTGCCGTTATGGAAAACAGAAGAAAGCATACAAAGGGGTCTGTATGTCAATGATTAATGTACATAATTTTTATGTTGGCGACGAAAAAGAGATTTGTGAAGAGATAAGAGCGTGGTCTGCTTTTGCTTTAGAAAAGAAATCACCTTATTTTAATAACATGCCCCCATGTCCTTACGCAAAAAAAGCTTGGTTAGATAATCGTGTAGCAATTGTTTTTAAATATGGAGGATCCCAAGCGTTGACTAATTGCATGAGTAATTTTTCGGATTCTCTTGATTTGGTCATAATTGTTGACCAATTCTTTAAAAGAGATGCGGAATCTTTTCATGGTGAATTAGAAACATATAACGAAGCAATCTCTCAGGGTATTTTTGGGCAGAAAGATCTTTGGTTAATGGGTTTTCACCCTGACGATGACAGCAACGATTTAGTTGATGACGGGTCTTTTGAGCCCCACATAAACACCCCTTATGCCATGATATTTTTACAAAGATTATCTAAAGTCCAAGAAGCAGCATATACTTTGCGTGAGTTAGGATATTATGATAAGTATCAAGAAGACTACAATGTCGATGAAATATTTAATCAACGTGAAACCCTTTACAGGAGACTGAAAGATGGCGATGAGACCCAGAAAAAAACCAGCAGCGGCTAAGAAAATGCGCGGTGGCGGTATGGTTAAGAAAATGCGTGGCGGCGGTATGGTTAAGAAAATGCGCGGCGGTGGCATGGTTAAGAAAATGCGCGGCGGCGGTATGGTAAAAAAGAAGAAATAAGTTATGGCGACCTCTGGCACAAAAACGTTTGAATTAAACGTCACCGATTATATTGAAGAGGCTTTTGAACGGTGCGGACTGGAAGTTCGCACTGGTTATGACGTTCAAACGGCTAAGCGGTCGCTAAACCTTATGTTAGCGGAATGGGCGAATAGAGGTATAAACCAGTGGACTATAGAGCAAACAACACAAACGTTGACTAAAGGGACGGCCAGTTATTCTTTGGGGGCAAACACCATAGACGTTTTGTCTGCTGTAGTCCGTAGGGACAGCACAGACTTTGGTTTAACTAGAGTTAGTCGCGACGATTACCTTAATATTCCAAACAAAAGCACCGAGGCACGTGTATCACAGTTTTTTGTTGACAGACAAATAGAGCCTCTACTGAAGGTTTGGCCAACCCCTGATAACAGCACTGATGTGATTATTTTTGATCGTTTAGTTCGCATGGATGATTCGGGTTCAGCGATAAATACGCTTGACGTCCCTTTTCGATTTTACCCTTGTTTAGCCGCAGGTCTTTCTTACTATCTAGCGATCAAACGTGCGCCAGATAGAATACAACTTTTGAAAGCGGTTTACGAAGAAGAAATTGATCGTGCAATGACTGAAGACAGGGATCGAGCGTCCTTTAATGTCCAACCAAGCTTGGATTACTACAGGGTGAACTAATGTCTAAATATGCGATTGGTAGAAAAGCATACGGTATTTCAGACCGATCGGGTTTCAGATATCCTCTTAATAGAATGCGTAAAGAGTGGACGGGCTTAATTGTTGGCGCGGATGAGTGGGAACCAAAGCACCCACAATTAGAGCCTTTGCGGGACGTTTCCG